AAAGAGCGCCTTAATTACACAGCCTCTATTGCAAGCAGAGTTCAAAACGGCAGTCTTCAAACATTAGACGAAACACTATTTGGCTCAAAGGAATAGCTTTGAAATCATACGGACCACTATACGGCGGAAAACTACGCTATTGGCATAAGAAAGCCTTTCCTATTATTGAAATAGGGACAACCCAAGAAACTGAGATGCCTTACCGTAAAGGTAAGTGTTTAGTCTTTCGTGCGCCTTTTACAGAACCAGGGTTCTATTTAGGTGTGTGGGTAAACCGCCCAGATATTGGGTGGGATGACGAAGACAAGATTGATGAGATACTATCTGGCGCTATGAAGGCTAGAGTAGCTTGGAAACCTGAGGACGGTCTATTTGATGAATCTTTTTAGAAAGAAAGAAATATGGGTAAAGCCCTTCTCTGAGAAGGTATCAAAGCGAGTTGCCAAGATACCTACTATGGAACTTGAGCAGTGGGCTGAGCAAGCTACTTATGAAGTTGGCAGATGCATGTCTTCCTACGCAAAACAAAGAGAATCTATTTTCTTAGACGAAGCCCTACTAGGCGCAGAAGCGCTACACGCAGTAGTTCATGAGCTAAAAACTAGAACGACTCGCCAATAAGTCGTTTTGTCGACAATTGTGTTACACTTAGGCTGCCTCTCTTCCTCTTCCCGTGATGGCACCAAAAGGCCCTGGGTTTAAACGCCCAGGCTTTTTGTTTTTCACCTAAACTAAGGGCGATATGGATACAGAATTAGACGACGAAGAGTTCTTCCCTGAAGAAGAGGAAGACTTAGAGCCCGAAGAAGAGATTGAAGAGCTTGATGAGCTCTCTAAAGAATTTGTTAAAAAACTTGTAGATAGATGCATCCAGTTTATGACAGCTCTTGTTGGGCATGAGCTTCACCCATACCAAATGCCTTTGGCTCGGCGAGTTATTGAGTCCGTGCTAATTAACGACGGTGAAGAAGTAACAGCGCTTGCGGCACGTCAGTCAGGTAAATCAGAGACGATTGCTAACACAGTAGCTACTCTAATGGTATTACTACCGCGCTTAGCAAAGATGTACCCAGACCTGCTTGGTAAGTTTAAAGACGGTATTTGGATTGGTATGTTTGCTCCAGTTGAGGGGCAGGTAGAAACCCTATTCGGTAGAACTGTAAACCGCCTTACATCTGAGCGCGCACTAGAAATCTTGGGAGACCCTGAGATTGACGATAGCCTTGGTAAGGTCCCTGGGGTTACAAGACAAATCAAATTAAAAAACTCAGGCAGTAGCCTTATGATGATGACTGCTAACCCTCGTGCAAAGATTGAATCTAAGTCTTTCCATTTGATTGTTATTGATGAGTGTCAAGAGGCAGACGACTTTGTAGTATCTAAATCAATCTCACCTATGCTTGCGTACTACTCAGGGACTATGGTTAAAACAGGTACACCAACTACAAGTAAAAATAACTTTTATCGCTCTATTCAATTAAACAAACGGAGAGCTACAGGCACCAAAGCTAGACAGAACCACTTTGAGTGGGACTGGCGGGATGTGGCAAAGTGCAATGCTAACTACGGCAAGTTTATTAAAAAGGAAATGCTACGCATTGGAGAAGACTCTGACGAGTTTCAAATGTCGTACTCTTGCAAGTGGCTATTGGAAAGAGGAATGTTCGTTACATCCACAATTATGGATGAGCTTGGTGACACCTCTCAAGAAGTAGTCAAGGCGTGGCACCGTACACCAGTTGTGGTTGGAATTGACCCAGCTAGAAAACTGGACTCAACGGTCGTAACGGTTGTCTGGGTAGACTGGGATAGGCCTGATGAGTTTGGGTACTTTGACCATAGAATTTTAAATTGGATGGAAATCCAAGGAGATGACTGGGAAGACCAGTACTTCCAAATCGTTAACTTCTTAAGCGCCTATGACGTACTAGCAGTCGGAGTTGATGCAAACGGTGTAGGTGATGCAGTAGCCCAACGATTAAAGTTATTACTGCCTAACTCTGAAGTGCATTCAATTGGCAGTAGCCAGCCAGAGCAATCTAAGCGCTGGAAGCACCTTAAAGCCCTTATTGACCGCCGTATGGTTGGTTGGCCTGCACACGCTAAGACGCGTCGTTTACGTACCTGGAAGCGCTTCTACCAGCAGATGACTGACCTAGAGACCAAGTTTACTGGGCCTAACTTCTTAGCCCATGCCCCTGACGAAGCCCATGCCCACGATGACTACGCAGACAGTTTGGCCATTGCCTGTGCTTTAACTATGGATTTAACAATGCCTTCAGTAGAGGTGTCAAGTTCACCGTTCTATAGATAGTTTTGACTTTAGCCTGATTTTGTTCCCTTTACGTAGCACACTATTTACTGAGGTCCTCAAACCAATTAGGAGTTTATATGTCAATCTCACCAGCACCACGCTTCCCTGAGAAGCACAGTCCTGTATACGACCGTAAGATGGCGGGAGCTTTCCCAGGTCAACGCGGACCACTTCGCTTTGAAGAGGGTATCGCAACAGATACAGATGTTCCACAGTCATTTACAGAAGGCGCAATGCATGGATATATGCCTGCACCTGGCCGACCAAACCGTAATGCAAACGTATTTGAAAAGCTTCCAGAAGAGACAATGCGCGAGCGCGCACACGTTGGTTCTGCAGCTTGGGTAGAAGCCCCAAACAGCCTAAATGATTTTGCTTCTGGCGCGTTTGCTGACCATGGTGATAACCGTTTTGAAGAAGTTTTCCGTGACGGTACTCATCAAGCAGCTCTTAACCCAGCAGTAGTTCAAGACTAACAAATTAAATAGCAAGTCGTCCCCCTGCTTCTTACGTGGCGGCAGGGGGCGACTGCCTATCTAAGGATTATAAATGGCACTCATTTCAGGTAGAGAAGTAAAAGAAACCCCAACGCAGGTGGCTGCAAACCCTAAGCTTTGGAACATGATTACTGCTCAAGCAGGAGCAAAGTTTTCTAAAAACTCTCCAGCCCGAGGTCACTGGATTCACGCTAAGTACAACCAAATGGGCGGTCAATACGTTAAATCTATAAAAGATGTGGACCCTCGTTTTCGGGACTACGCTCAAGAAAAGCGTGACAAAGAAGAGGCGCAAAAGAAAAAGAAAGTAACCAAGAAAGTTGGTAAGGGCAACATACGAGGCGAACGCTTCATATAAGCCGTCGATATGTTAATATATCGACATTGAGTTTTTACTTATTTTGAAAGAGGTGATTGGTGAGCGGTATTGATTTCTCCCCTCCGAGTTATCGCGCAGCATCCTCTGATTTAACTATCTCAATTTCACCACTTGGTTTGGTGGAGTTGGCTGATGAAGAGTTTGAAGTCCACGGTCCGCGTTTAAACCGTTACTCCCTTAACTGGGCTATGTATCTTGGCCACCACTACTCATACCGCCGCCCAACTGGCGAAGCTCAAATCATGCTCAACTACTACAGAGCATTCACAGACTTTTTAATTAACTTTTCATTTGGTAAGGGTGTTAACTTTGGTTCATCAAAGCTAACTGAAGCTATCGTCCCACAGCTGTTAGAGCGTGTCTGGGAAGTAGATAATAATAAGGCCACCCTTCTTTGGGAAATTGGTCAGCAGGGCTCTGTATCTGGAGACTGCTTTATTAAGGTTGCATACGAAGAGGCGTGGGTTGACCCATCTGGGCGTCAACACCCTGGTCGTGTTCGCATCCTCCCACTTAACTCATCTTTTGCATTCCCAGAGTTTCACCCACATGACCGTGAACGTTTAATTCGTTTTAAGTTAAAGTACCGTTTCTGGGGAACATCTCTTGAAGGTACCCGCCAAGTGTTTACTTACACTGAGATTCTTACAGACGACATAATTGAGGAATACATCAATGATGAACTTATTGACTCGCGCCCTAACCCTCTTGGCACTATTCCCGTTATCCATATTCCTAATGTACGTATCAGTGGTAGCCCTTGGGGCCTTTCTGATTGCAATGATATTATTAACATTAACCGTGCTTACAATGAGACTGCTACAGATGTTGCTGACATTGTTAACTACCACGCGGCGCCAGTAACAGTAATCATTGGAGCTAAGGCTTCACAGCTTGAAAAGGGCGCTAACAAGGTATGGGGCGGTCTTCCAAAGGACGCTAAGGTTGAGAACCTAGAAGGCGGAGCACAAGGCCTTAAGGGTGCTATGGACTTCATGGCTCTGCTAAAGAAGTCAATGCACGAAATGATTGGTATTCCAGAGTCTGCTTTAGGTCAGGCTATGCCAGTATCTAACACCTCAGGCGTAGCGCTTTCAATTATGTTCCAGCCTTTGATGAACCGCTACCACCAGAAGATTATCCAATACGCCCACGGACTAGAGCGCGTCAATGAGCTTATCCTTATCTCACTTGCTGTTAAGGAACCAGAGACCTTTACTTGGGACCCTAACTTTAGCCAAGTACCTCTTAAGCAAGGTCAAGCAGCTCAACTAGACCCTAATGACCCAATCACTTTCCAGAACTACGTTAAGTTCCCAGAGCCGCTACCTCTAGATAAGCTCATTGTTCTTAACGAAATCCAGAGCAAGCTTTCTCTAGGCCTTGAGTCTAAGGAAGGTGCGCTTCGTGCTCTAGGTGAGGAATTCCCAGCAGAGAAGCTAACTGAGATTCGTCAAGAGCTTATTGAAGACGCTAAATCAGATGGCGCTCTAAAGATGGTTCAGACTCAAATTGAAAATGACATTATGATGCTAACTGGCATGCAGTCAGCTCAGCTAGGCCCAGGCGGCGCTCCAGCTCAGCCTGCAGGCGGCGGAGGCCCTGAACAAGGAGTTCCTCAATCAGTATTGCCTCCAGTAATTGACGACGCAACAATCGCGGCTCAAATGGGTGACCAAGCCCTACGCACTAACCTCGTCACACAAGCTTATGGAACCCAACTCCCACAAAGGAGAGTTTCAGAAGACTACCAAAAATAAAGGCGTTTAGCCTGTAATTTTTCGTAGGTATAGAGAAAATAAACATGTAATACAACGTTTGGTCATTCGTGCTCTCACTTCGGACAACGACCCCTAGAATACAAAGGATGTAAGAATGTCAGAAACTGCAGAAAACATGGCAGCTGCTTTTCAAGCAGATGCTGGAACAGCTCCAGTTGTAAATGTGTCGGGCGTTGACGCGCCGACTGTTACTACTACGGAAGAAGTTAGGTCTAAGTTCTATACGGATGAAGACCTATCTCGTGTCCGTTCACAGGAGAAAGATAAGCTCTACCCTCAGATTGAAAGTCTGAAGGAAGAACTTAACTCACTACGAAAAGAAAAAGAAGAAGAAGCAGCTCGTAGAAATGCAGAAGCGCAAGCTGAAGCACTAAGGATTAAAGAAGCAGAAGAGTCTGAGCTAGATGCGAAGTCTTATGCTGAACTTAAGACCCGTGAGTTGCAGGAGCAGTTGGAGCGTGAGCGTACCGAACGCGAACGAGCCTTCGCTCTTCTGGAGCGCGAAAAGACATATGCAGATTTGCAATCTTATCGTCAACAAGTAATTGAACAAGAACGCGAAAACATCATTCCACAGCTAGTTGATTTCATCCAGGGTAATACCCGCGAAGAACTCGCTGAAAGCGTGGAGCGTTTGAAGGAGCGTTCAGCAAGTATTCTTGAATCTGCGCAGTCTGCTATGCAGAACGCCAGGAAAGAAATGAAGGGAACGAGCATCTCTGCTCCTCCCGCTGGACCATTGGAAACTAATATGGAGCAACGTACGTTAACGGCTCAAGAAATTGCAGCCATGCCGATGAACGAATACGCAAAATACAGAGACCGAATCATGAGCGACTCAGCTCGTGGTAAGTCTCGCGGGCTGTTCGGTTAAACCCCCCAACCCAAAATCTAACAAGGAGTTAAAGCTAAATGGCATCATCCATTACAGGTACAGGCAATCTTGCCGCTGCGCCTACCGCGTATTCAGGTACCAACACACAGCTGACTCAAGCGATTCAGACCATTTGGTCAAAGGAAATTCTTTTCCAGGCCATGCCAATCCTTCGCTTTGAGCAGTTCGCAGTAAAGAAGACAGAACTTGGTGTTGCACCAGGTCTCCAGATTAACTTCATGCGTTACAACAACCTCGGATTTGCATCTTCACTAGTTGAAGGTGTCCGTATGCAGACTAACGCATTGACAGCACAGCAGTTCTCAATCACAGTATCAGAGCATGGTTATGCTCTTGCTGTTTCAGAGCTATTGCTTAACGCTTCATTTGATGACGTAATGGCTTCAGCCTCACGTCTTCTTGGTCGTAACATGGCTATCTACCTAGACCAGCTATCACGCGACACACTCTATGCAGCAACATCAACAATCTACGGTGAAGACCGCTCATCACTATCAGCTGTTAACAACTGGTACGCAGACGGTACAAAGGGCACATCACGTGCTTCAATGACTGGTTCTTACAACCTATCACCTAAGACAGTTAAGGACGCAGTAGAGACACTTGCTACAAAGAACATCCCTCGCCTAGGTGAGACATATGTTGCTTTCATCCACCCACACCAGAGCCGTAAGCTTCGTGACAATCCAGAATTCATTGAAGTCACAAAGTACGCTGCTCCAGGAAACTTCATGCTCGGTGAAATCGGTCGTCTATATGACACAGTATTCATTGAGACAACACAGGTTCTTAAGGTTGCTGGTGGAGCTGGTACAGGCTACTCAGCAGACACAGCTGTTGCTAACCCAACAGTAGCTGCTGGTGGAGGCTATACAACTCCTGCTACCTACACAGGTAACGGAGCATCAGACCGCTACTCAGCTATCTTCATTGGAGATAACGCATTCGGTCACGCAATCTCACTTCCAGTAGAACTCCGCGATGGCGGTATTCTAGACTTCGGTCGTGAGCATGCACTTGCTTGGTACTCAATCTTCGGACTTGGTCTAATCACTGACCAGTCTGTAGTTATTGCAGAAACCAACTAATAACTTAATAGTGGTGGGGCGAGGTTAAGCACGGCCTGAAATAGGGCCACACTCTCGCCCCACTGCACCATCCACAGTCACTAATTAGGAGAATACAATGGCTACAAAAAAGCCCACCGATGTAACTGGCCGTATGCGTGAAGCGCAACTAGAGGAAAATCTAGAAGCCCTACAAGAGCGAGCAGCTGAGATGTCAATGGCATCCGCTACTGCGGCCGTAAAGCTTGAAACAGAAGTTATTGATGCAACTGTCCCAGACCGTCAAACCATCATTGTTGATGAAGTTATCACAGTTGGTAGCTCAGATGACTCGGTTGAAATCCGTGTTATTGAGAACATTGAGAATATGACACTTGGCGCAGGCAACAACTACAACTTCAAAGCTGGTCAAAAGTACAAAGTAACTAAGCAAGTAGCTCAACACCTTCGTGAAAAAGGCTATCTAGCGGGCGTTATTTAAGACTACTGTTACAGACAGGGGGCGGGCTTTCGGGCCCGCTTCTTCGTTTGTAGAGATTTTTTATTAAATTACCGTCATCATTATATATACCGTAGTGTAGGGAGTTCATATGGCTTTGTTGGCTGACTTGCTCTCTAGAGTCCGTCTAGAGATAGGCGACCAGCAGAAGCAGTTTACTTTTACTGCCACTGGTGACGGAACTACTAAAGACTTCTATTTGAATGTAAAGCCTGTTGAGCTTACCAATCTATATGTAACCGTAGGCGGCACAGCTATAGCCTACCCAGCTGGTTACACGCTTGAGGCCAACGTTGGAATGCTTCATTTTATTACTGCCCCAGCTAATAATGCAGCTATTAGGGTCACAGGCACAGCAAATCGCTACTTCTTAGACAGCGAGCTAACTACCTTTATTAATACAGCGGTTACACAGCACACCAACAACCGAACAGACTCGTTTGGAAGCCTAATAAATTTAGCTGCTATCCCCCCTGTTGAAGAGTATCCACTAGCTATCTTGGCAAGCATTGAAGGCCTCTGGGCTCTTGCTACAGACGCAGCCTTTGACATTAACATCACAGCGCCAGACGGCGTGGTTATTCCTCGCGCACAGCGCTTTCAGCAGCTTACTGCAATTATCACGCAGCGTATGGAGCAGTACAAGCAGCTTTGCGCTGCATTAAACATTGGTTTGTGGCGACTTGAGATAGGAACACTACGCCGTGTATCCCGTCATACAAACAAGCTTGTTCCAATATACCTTGCTCAAGAAATTGATGACGGCCGTAAACCAGAACGTATTTACATGCAAAACGATTTGCTTGGTCGCACCCCTCTACCAAATTATGCTGGAACCTACGATATTCAACTGTACCAAGGCGATAACTGGTCACAGCTATTTACCTTCCCATTTGATGTTACTAACCTTACATTTAAAGCGCAGATTAGAACTTATCCAAATGCTCCAGTTGCTTACGCTACGTTTACTATTACAAAAACTGACCCTACTAACGGCGTAATTCAGTTGTCCTTAACGCCTTCTGAAACTAAGTATTTCCCTGTACGTGCTTTCTGGGATTTACAAGCCACCGACACTTCAAATCCTAACTTTGAACAGACATACATTAAGGGACAGGTGTTTACTGCACAGCAGGTGACCCTTGACTAACGTATACCCAACTACTCAGCCAGTAACTGTTACAGTTACCCCAAGCGCGCTTCCTACAGTAAATGTTAGTAATATCTACGCTGGTGCTATTAACCAAACTACAGTTTCGTTTAGGCAAGCGGTTACTATTGCGGCTACCTCTTGGGTTATAACACATAATCTTGGGTACTACCCAAACGTAACAGTTATAGATAGCACAGGCACTGTATGCGAAGGCGACCTTACTTATACTAGCAACAACGTCCTTACCCTTACATTTAGCCAAGCTATTGCAGGAACGGCGTACCTATCATGAGTCGTAAGTTTCTTACTAATGTTGATTTAACTGGTCTTCAACTAGGCAACTTGCGCCTAGAAAACCGCGCTAGTGACCCAACTACAGCGTTTGGTAAAGGCCACGTTTACTTTAATACTACTAACAACGAACTACGTTGGTATAGCGGCACTGCTTGGGTAGGTCTTGGAGTATCTGTAACAGATGCTATTGCAGCTGAGGCTGCGCTACGTATTGCTGGTGATGCGGCTACTTTAGCTTCCGCTAACTCAACTGCTTCATCTGCTTTATCTTCAGCTATTGCTACTGAAGTAACTAATAGAAACTCTGCAATCTCTTCTGCTATTGCCACTGAAGTTACCGACCGTAACTCTGCTATTAGCTCAGCTATTAGCACTGAGGTTACTAACCGAAACTCTGCAATAACAACAGCAATTACTAACTTAGTTGATGGCGCCCCATTAGCGCTAGATACTCTTAATGAGTTAGCCGCAGCTTTAAATGATGATGCAAGTTTTGCATCAACAGTCACAACCGCTTTAGCAACTAAGCTTCCGCTTGCTGGCGGCACTATGACTGGAACCATCGCTATGGGCGCTAATAAGATTACTAGCACCTACTACGCAGTTGCTCTAGACGACATGGTAAATAAGCAACACCTTAACGATACAGTAAACGGTGGTGTTGGATACGGTATTGGCGTTGCTCAAGCCTACACAGATACAAAAATTGCTAATGAAGTACTTGACCGTAACGTAAATATTGCTAATGCTAAAAATGAAGCCGTAGGTATTTCACAGGCCTACACCAATACACGTGAGACAGCAATTACAACTGCGTATCAAGCATACGCAGACCAAGCAGAGGTAGATGCTAAGGCTTACACAGATTCGCGTGAAACTGCAGAAATAGCTGCACGAAACACTGCTATCTCTACCCATAACTCTGATACCACAGATGTACACGGTATTGCGGATACAGCCGCTCTTGCAACTAAGGCTTACTCTGACGCAGCAATAGCTACAGAAGTTACAGATAGAAACACCGCTATTTCATCTGCAATATCAACAGAGGTAACCAACAGAAATAACGCTATATCTTCAGCTATCTCTACAGAAGTATCTGATAGAAATACCGCTATTGCTGCCGAAGCCGCTCTACGCGTTTCAAACGATGCAACAACTCTTGCTTCTGCTAACACCTATACAGACGGCAAGATTACTACTGAAGTAACTGACCGCAACACTGCTATTGCTGCTGAGGCGTCTTTGCGTATCACAGGGGATTCTACAACCCTTACTAGCGCTAACACATATACAGACGGCAAGTTTACTGCGCTTACTTCTTCGGCGGTCCCAGAGGGAACTAACCTTTACTACACTCAAGAGCGTGTGCAGGACGAGATTAACAACACTCTTGTTATTGGAACTAACCTAACAGGTTCATACAGCGACACTCCTGGCACTTACACTATAGGTCTAGGGGCTAATGTAGTCATCACCGATAGCGTACAAACTCTTACTAATAAGACCCTTACTAATCCGTATATTAATGACACAGTTGTTGTAACTGCCACTTCAACAGAGCTTAATAAATTAACAGGTCTAACAGCAACAACAGCTGAGCTTAACAAGCTTTCAGGGTTGACCGCTACTACTACACAGCTTAATTATGTAACTGGAGTGACCTCTTCTATCCAAACTCAATTGGGTAGCAAGTCTGATACTAGCCACACTCACGCGTACCAGGCGGCAAGCAACGAGCTAACAGCTTTAGCGGCAATCACTGGTACAGGGTTTATCAAGCGCACTGGCGTTAACACTTACACTGTTGACACCAACACCTATGCAAGCGCAACATCTCCAACTATAAACACATCTATAATCTCTGGAACAACCTCATTTAACCTTGTAAATAGCGTTGCCACAACTGTTAATTTTGCTGGAGCCGCTACCACTTTGAACTTGGGCTCAAACGACCCAACATCGGTCACGACCTTAAACGCACCAACTGTTAAGGGTAACTTAACTTATGTAAACCTTTATAACACAGGGGCAACAACTGTAAGCTTTGCTGGAGCCTCTACAACGTTAACTATTGGTGGAACCCCTACAGGGGCAATAACCCATAATTACTCAACCAACCCAACAACAAGTGGGCTAACTAAGACTATTAATATTGGAACAGGCGGAGCATTTGGCTCTGTAACTGACATTAACTTAGGCTCATCTACTAGCGGAGCCACAGGAACGTTTAGCGTAAACCTGCCTACAACCTTTAATACAACTACCGTTGTTCCATACCCAACCTCTGGAAGCCACGCAGCTAACAAGGAGTATGTAGACAACATCGCCTCTGGACTTACTATTAAGAACCAGGTTGTTTACACAACTAGCGCAAACTTAAACTCAACCTACACTGCTGGAACCTCAGACTCTACAGGCGGTCTTGGTGTTGGGGCTAAGCTTACTGCTGCAGTAGACGGCGCCCTTATCCTAGATGGCGTTGGGGTAACCATAAATCAAAGAGTCTTGGTCAAGGACCAAACCGATGCAAAGCAGAATGGTATCTATACCACTACTGACCCTGGTGACGGAGATTCTCCTTGGATTCTTACCCGTACTACTGACTTCAACGGTAATTTAACAGCTGGAACGATTAAGCCAGGTAACTATATCTTTGTTACCTCTGGTACATACCTAGCTAACTCGTCTTGGATTGTCTCTAACTCTGGTACCTCTACCGTAACTAGCGGTGCTATTAAGGTTGGAACTGACGTTATCAACCTAGCTCAGTACTCAGGCGTCCCTCTAAATATTTCCACCTTGGGCTACGTAACTATCGGTACATGGGCAGCTACCCCTATTGGTGAGCCTTACATCTCAAGCGCTATTGCCCGCACCAACGACCCAGTCTTTACTGGTCACGTCACTGTGCCACTAGTTCCAACAGCTAATACAGACGCCACTAGCAAGAAGTACGTTGATGACCTAATCTTTGCTAGCCTCCCATACCTACCAGATATTATCCCGCTAGACGACCTAAGGTATGTCTTTGACGGGGTCACCAGTAGATTTGAGCCTAGATTCCAAGGAACTAAAGTTGATTTATATAATCCTTTGCGTTTGATGCTTAATCTAAACGGCACAGTACAAACCCCAAGTTACCCTGAATATGTCTGGCAGTCCATGCTACCCTTAGATGGATTTATGTTAGACAGCGATGGTTGGATAGCGTTTACGCAGGTTCCGCCAGCAGGGTCGACCTTTGATGGGCGAGTAATGCTTGGACCTAACGTAAATACCATAGGAAAGGCATATCCATTTAAGGCAATGGATATCTTATTAGGAGGCTAATTAATGGCTAGAAAAATCTTGTGGGAAACTGCATATACCTTTGTTCCCTCAACTCGTACTATTACAATCCCTCGTCACATCCCAAGAGAGCGCCTTCTCCTAATCACCAACGTGACCACCAATCAGGTCATCTATAACTTTTCTGACCCTAGCTTAAAGGCTACCTCATACGCAGCTACTATTGCCGCAGATAACTCTGAGCTAACAACTATTGTCCTAAACTACAACACTGTAGCAATGGGCGCAAGCGACAAGCTTCAGTTCACTGTAGACGAATACTCAGAGCGCTTTATGCCTGAAGAGCAGCTCTTTGACGCTGTACAAAAGCTTCGCACGTCTCAGCCGCAGTCTTTGATTGATACCGACTTTGAGTACGGAACTCAACCTACAAAGTGGGAAGTTCTATCACTTGTAAACAACAAGCCTTGCCAGTACTACGATATTCAAGACCCTGTTGCTCAGCCATCAGGTGGCGCTCGCACTATTACAGCAATCACTGGAACAGGGTCTTCTCGCCTTGTTACTGTCACTACCTCATCAGCGCACGGCCTTGTAGCAGGCGATAAGTTCTTTATCCAAGATACAAATGACCCATATGCAAACGGCTGGTTCATGGTTAAGGCTGTTTCTACAACAACAGTAACTGATGACACATTTACGTACTATGCTCGCCACACAATTCTTACAAACGGCTCTATTTTGGATGCTACAAAGACCTTCATCTACAAGGCGTTTGATTACACAGCTTCTCCAATCCCAGTATCAACCACAGCAGGAGCAGCCTTCGTAGCATCTGGAACAACTGTTACTTGTACAACAACTAACGCTCACGGCCTTGTTGCGGGTGACCTTATCTATGTAAAGGGAACTACAGCAGGCACCTCTAACCCACCTAACGGCGCTTGGGAAGTTAAAACAACTCCTACAACTGACACATTTACTTTTGATGTGGTTGACGCTCCATCAGGAACTATTACAGCAGTAGCAAGCTCACTTACCCCTCGCTCTGGTTCTCAATCTATTCACCGTGCTTTTGATGGCGGCGTAAAGTTCAGCACAGGTGTTTCTGCTCCTGGCTCACGCGTTGTTCGCCAGACACGTAAGTACTTCCGTTACCAGTCAGGTAAGGGAATTCAGTTCTCTACAGGCTCAATGATGAAGCCAGTGTTTGCTGTAGATAGAATTACTTCATCTTCTAACGTGGTAACTGTTAACACGCACTACGAGCACTTCCTTGGTGTTGGCGCTCAGATTCTAGTGTCTGGCTCAACAGACGCTGCTTATAACGGTACTTGGACAGTTGCATCTGTACCAACTCCGCTTTCATTTACATATGTTGCAAGCTCAGTGCCAGCAGCCTCACCTGCTCCAGGATGGCCAATTAATATTGCTCCTACAAACTGGTATGGTGCTCAGGTTCGTATTGGTATGTTTGATGACCAGAACGGATTCTTCTTTGAATACGATGGCCAAAACTTTAACGTTGTTCGTCGTGATTCCACAGAACAGATTTCAGGAGAAGTCTCAACAACTCAAGGCTCACAGACTATTACAGGTACAAATACAGCATTTTCTACTCAGCTTAGCCCTGGCGATGACATTGTTATTCGCGGTACTACTTACAACATTGAGTCGATTGTTAGCGACACACAGATGTATGTATTCCCAGAGTACCGTGGAGCTTCAATTGTAGGCGGTGGAGTAGTAAGTAAAGTTACTGAGGCCCGCGTTCCACAGTCCTCATTTAATATGGACAAGGTAGATGGCACAGGCCCATCAGGGGTTACTCTAGACCTTTCCAAGATGCAGATGTTCTACATTGACTACGCTTGGTATGGTGCTGGAGCAATCC